TCGGACGCCGTTTTCAATGGCCCATGCTCCCCGAAAACCTGCCCGAGTCGCCCGCTGCATTTATGGCGGCTGTAGCGGTACAGGAGCAGGATATCCACGGCGACAACCCGGCAATCAAGCCGTATGACGTTACCCGGCTGGCCGCACTGTCCGGCTTGACTGAGCTGGACATTCGGTTCCCGCGCAGCTGGCGGTTCCGGGGCAAGAAAAACATCAAGCACATCGGCGACGGCACGCACGACATGAGCTATGCCGAGATCATCTGGCTGCTGCACAAGTCGGTCATCAAAGACGACCTTGGCGACCATGTGTTCTTCGAGAACCTGACCCCTGTTGCCTCTGGTGGTTCGGTGCCGCTGTTTGAAGTGTTCATGGGGAGCTGACCATGCGCAAACTTGAAACCCCTGAGCAGATCATCGCCCGCGTCGGCTGGATGGTGCAGCTAGTCGGCGGCAGTAACGACACGCCCAGCTTCGCCTACACCATCGGCCTGACCGACAAGCACCTGCCCGAACTGATCACCTTCTCGCTGCCCTTCGAGGTCGCCGGCTTCGCGCTGAACACGCTGGCCCAGCGCATGAGCGACGGCGAAGTCCTGCCAAGCTATACCCGCCTGCAGGACGTGCTGGCCGCTGACGTGCAACTGGTCCAGGCCGAGCGCGCCATGGCCGACCAGTTCATGTTCCAGGCGCTGTACCGCAATCCCGATTACCGCGCGCTGCAAGTGGTCTGGCCCGATCCGCAGAACGGCGCCTTTCCTTGGGAGGACGGCTACCAGGAGCGCTATCGGAACGCGCAGCCGCTGCTGTTGCCTACTTTGCAGTAACTACCCACCACCAACAGGAGAACCACATGAACGACACATCGCCAGCCGCAGAAATCCCCGCATCGAGCGCCACGCTGCTCGACTACTTCGCCGCACGCGCCCCGCGTGACATTCCGGCCTGGTTCATGCCCGAGGCTGACCCCTTCGATGGACCGGCCAAGCCGCAAATCCCCGCCGATGCCACGGACGCTGACGCAAACATGCTGCGCAGCTGGGTCAACGACGGCATATTCGACCTGCCACCCAACCTCGCATGGTTTGAAGCTGAAACCGACCGGCATGAAAAATCGAAACGCTTGCATCTGGAGCGATACCATATGGAACGCTTCACCCAATGGCCGTGGGTGTATGCGGACATCATGCTGACGGACCGCGAACTGTACCTCACGCAGGACAACAAGATCGTGCGCGAGGAAGCCGCCCCACCACCGCTGGACGAGGCCGGGCAGGAGGTGGTGCGCAAGGGCCTCACCGCTGCTGTCGATGCCGCGAAAGCGCTCAATCCCAGCTTCGACGCCGACACGCAGCCTGGAGTAGACCTGCTGCACGCGCTGGTTCGGTTCGCCCACGATTGCCGGCGGTTGCCGTTTTAACTTACATGGGGAGCTAATCATGACGACGGAAAAGCAGACGAATTACATTCTGACGCTGCTCGCCAAGAACGGCTACTCGGTACGCTTCATGGATCGGCGCTACAAGGACTTTGGCGTCACCATGCGAGCGCGTAGCGGCACTGTCGAAAGCTGGATCAAAGGCCTGAACGTGGCCGAGGCGTCACAACTCATCGACAAGCTCAAGAGCTTGGATGCGCAAGGTGGTGGTTCCGTGGTGCAAAGTCTGAACGAGGAAGGTCATTCGGGAGAGTGGCTGGATGATCACTCCGGTTAATCCGGGGCGGTTTTTAACTGTCGCGCACGCGCGCCACGCAATTGACGCTCCACTGGCCCAGCAATCCGGCCCCCGCGTCCACGTTGATCTCCGCCACATAGCGCCCATTGGGCAGCAAGTCCAGGCTGGCCGGTAGCAGGGCGCGGTACACGCCCTTGCTGCTGTCCACGTAGGGCATGGGCTTGGGCCAGGTGTCGCCTGTCACTTCCGTGCCGTCCTCGTCAAACAGCGTCACCGACACCGTGGCGCTGTTAAGAAAGTCGCCGGTCAGTTCCTGGCGCACATGGCACACTTCCAGGATATTGTCGTTGCCGATATACAGTAAGGTGATCGTGGTCATTGTGCGGGCCTCAAATTGGTGTAAGCAGCCAGGACTGGCCGGATGCGGCTATGGGCTTGCACCGATGCCGTCATCCCGACCCGCCCGTTGACTGCCTGGCGCTGTCGGAGGCAACTATGGACTTGCACCGCCAGCGCCATCCCGAATTGCCCGCTGACCGCCTGGCGCACACTGATCTGGCCCACCGCGATGGCGCCCACTTGCTGCACAAACTCGATGATGCTGCCATGGACCGACTGCCCGGCCTGGCCGGTGCTGGCGATGCCGTCCACGCCCGCGACAATCACGCCATGCGTGCCTTGCGCCTGCGCCGTGGTCGCGCTGCTGTCCATGGCCACGCCGAGGCTGGCAATGGTTACTTGCCCCTGCTGCGTCTCGACCGCGAACGCCACCGACAGCTCGCCGCTGGCCTGCACCGTCTGACCTGCCTGATAGGTCTGCACGCCCTGGCCGTCGCTGATGGCCAGCAAGTCGCCCCTGCTGCTTTGGGTCTGGCTGCTGACAGCTTGGCTGTCGCTGCTGCTCTGGCCGCTGGCCGTCACCCGCTGGGCCTGCGCAGTCGCCACGCTGGCCGTGGCCGACAGCGCAGCGGCGGCGCTGGCCGACTGGCCTTGCGCGGTCGCAGACTGCGCATCGATGCTGACCTGGCCCTGCGCCTGCGCTGCCTGTCCGGCCTGCGCGGTGCCGGCCTGCGCCTGCACGCCCACGCTGGCGGTGGCGATACTGCCCTGCGCCTGGCCGGTGGCCACGCTGCATACCAGTTCCTGCGCGGTGCTGGCGGTCGTGGACTGCGCCTGGCTGGTGGCGCTCACCGCGTCCACCGCGATCTGGCCCGTTGCGCTTGCGCTCTGGCCTTGTCTTGTCGCCACGCTCACCGTCGCAGTGACAGCGCCAGTCGCTGCGGCGCTCTGCGCCTGAGCCGTGCTGGCCGTGGCGCCCACGCCCACTGCCGCGACCGCGGCGACGGATTGCGCCTGGCTGGTGGCCGCTGTCATGTCGCTGCGCACCTCGCCCACCGCTGCCACGCTCTGCGCCTGGCTGGTGAACGCCTGTGTCGCCCCCTCGCTACTGGCCAGTGTTCCGGCCACAGACTGGGCCTGGCCGGTGCTGGCGGTCGTGTCCGCGCCCAGCGTGGCCGTGGCACCAACAGTCTGCGCCTGGGCTGTGGCAGCCGTGGCGTTGGCAGCCAGTGCCGCCGTGGCGGTTACGCGCTGTCCCTGGCTGGTGGCCACCGTGGCATTCACGCCGGTTGATCCGGTGGCCGTCACGGTTTGCGCCTGGCGGGTGCTGCCGCTGGCGTCCAAGCCGCTGCTGGCCAGTACATAGGAGGCCGAGAAGGGCTGGCCGTCCTGCGCCACGTCCAGGGTGCTGGTGTCGATGCCGGATTTGGCAACCTGCACGAACGGCTGGCCAGCAAAAGCCCAGTCCATACCGGCGATGCGCTGTGCCATGGTCAACACCGGGTCAGGCAGCGCGGCGGAAGGCCGGGTGAACGCGCCACCGTAGACCGCCTCTCCCTTGACGATGCGCCCCTCATCCACATAGCCGTTGATGCCCGGCCAAGATGCGGAAGACCCACCAACGAACACGGCACGGCTACAATTAAATAACGTTGACGCTACGGTCGCGCTGGCCAGTACCGCACCATCCACGTAGACGCGAAGCACGTTAGAGGCATCGCGGTCAACGGCGATGTGATACCAGGTGTTAAGCGTCGGCGTCCACGCCGCACCGACGTTCGGGTTGTCTGACCCCGTAGTGGAGTAGTAGAACGCCAAAGCTCCGCTGACCATGCCGAAGAAGAAGCCAAGATCAGGGGCACTTCCCCATTGCTGCATAACGGAAAGTACGGAACTACCGGGGGCTGCGGCAAAGTAGACCCACGATTCAATCGTGAATTGGCCGGCACCAAAAGCAAAATCATCGCTGTCGGCTGCAAAAAAGCCCGAATACGCTACCGCGTTGGCGTTAACCCCGCCTAATGCGAGCGATGCGCCTCCGAATTTGCTTTGTGCAGTCGATAGCACGCCGCCGTAGGTGGAGTTTGCAGTTAAGGTACGTGCATTCAGCGACGAATCGGTAGTCGTTGTCTGGCCGTCGCTGCCGTTGAAGTGACACAGCAGTTTAACGTTGGATGGATCGGGAGGGTTCGCCATGGCCGCCCTCCTTAGCTGATCAACTCGTCATCGACCCAGAACGCATTGCTGGTGCCCACGCCGTCCCACACCTCAAAGAAAAGCTCCACCACGCCCGCCTCGGTCGGCGTGAAGGTGAGGTTGCCAGATTGGGTCCAGGTGTTGATGGACGGTGTGCAGCTCACGGCGATGTCGCTGGGGACACCGGCGATCTGCCCGCCGCGCAGGATCAACTGGCCCTTGATGTTGGTGTTGTCGCGGCGGGTCCAGATCGACACGGAAACAGCCGTGTTCGCCGCGCAGGCGATCTTGGCCACCGACAAGGCGAGCGGGTAGGATGCAATCCGGTAGGTGTCGGTGGGACGGAATTTCCAGGCAATCCCCGGTACAGTATGGCGCTGGTCGGCGGTGGAAATGATCGTACCGCCATATGTCGTGATAACGTGCGTATCGGCCACCCCGCCGTCTTTGTGCGAATACACGCTGAGATTGCTGCCAACGTTAAATCCACTGAACTTGGTGGTGTCGGTAATGGAGCTGTTGAGCAGAATTACCCCCGCACCGATAGACACCCCTGCACTGGCGTTCGATGCAGTTACCAGCCGCGCCACTTTTATCGGAAAGGCTGGCCCCGATAGCATAAAGCCGACCTGGCTGTTATTTTTGGCAGCGATGTCCTGGAAGG